TGAAGAGGGTGGGGAGACGTGGTTTAAGCACTTAAAACTCAAAGTCAAGCCCAAGCGCGGTCTGCTTCTTGCGTGGAATAATCTTTACAAAAATGGCATCCCAAATTTTAAAACAATGCACGAGGCCTTCCCACCAAAACAAGGTAATAAGTACGTGATTACTAAATGGTGGCGCAGCTGGTCGTTAATTTGAGCGCCCTTTCTGTTTCATGGCTAGTGCGATAGCCAAAGCCTGCTTGCGACTTGTCACTTTTTTACCACTACTGGACTTGAGTTCGCCTGCTTTGAACTCAGACATTACCTTTTCAACTTTGTCTTTCATCTCAGATCACCATTTAACCTTGTGGCTCCAGTAACGCGCTGACATCTTGTCAGGACTCGAATCCTGCGCATCATGCCTGGCGTAGTAAGAAGCTTTACGCGCCTTCTCTTTAGCTGTTTTAGGGTTTTTCCCAGCACCTTTTACGCCTTGTTGACCGAAACGAATAATCTTCTCCTCCCCTTCCTTGCAGGCTTTCACTACATGGGACTTGGTGTCGTGGTCGGGAGTCCGCTTCGGCTTGTTGCATTTCATTTGCTCCTTAGCAAGCCTCTTTGCTTTTGCTCTATCAGCCATATCAGACCTTCAGAACGCCTCTTTCGACCTTACCGATAATATCGTTGCGCACTTCTCCCCTCAGCGCAGTGTCTCCAGGGCCAGGAACCCGCTTCTCTTTCATGCGCTCAAGAAAGTCTGCGAGAAACTGTTCTTCAGACTGATATCCAGCTGATGGAGAAATCATTATCAATATATGTTTGAAGGGAATCCGTGCTTGGTAGCTTTATAGAGTTTGGTTTTTGCTCTAACCACTCCTTGATTTTAACTGATCTCTCTTCAGTAAAATGAATATTATTTTCAGTGTACCACTCGTCCAGTAGCATGGAGCCTTTAGATCTATTACACGACGAGCAGCAACAACACATATTTGATCTAATGTTGTGACCACCCTTGTGTTTTGATAGGATGTGATCGATAGTTGCGGTGTCTTGCGTTAGATGCTTACCGCAGTAAGCACAAGCCCAATCCCAAGAAGCAAAAATATAAAGTTTAAATTTGCGCCTTGCAAGTTTTGGGGTTAAGACAATGAGATTGGCTAAAAGATCTTGCTCGCAATGAAACACGTCCAGCATTCCAACCTTGTCAAAACTTTATGCTGCACACACTTGTACTTTTGCTATGTTTTTATTAATCAATTAGTCCAATTAAATTTAAATTTTCAATATCCTCTGCAGGATCATAATCAGAATCTTCAATAATCTTAAGCAGGAAGTAGTGCAATCTATCCAGCACCCAGCGCAAGTCTTCGTCAGGGACGTCTCTGATGATCGCATCTAACCGCATTTCACGAGATGGCGGTGAAATGTGATCTGCCACTAAACAGAGTGCGTTGTATCGGTTTTTGTTAATATCTTTCAACATCTCAACGGTCGAAATCTTCTGCAGGGGTTTCTTCAAGTTCAGCAATACGTCCACGGACAATAGCCACACCCTCAAGTGCTCCAGTGACTTTGAGGTAAAGCTCTTTATTGCGCATCAACTCAGCCTCACCAGTTTTGATGAATTCAGCAAGCTCTTCCTGCTGCTTGATGAGCTGCTTCTCTGTGTCTGAAAAAATCTCTTCCATCTTGTTTGGACGATTCGAAATAAGTATAGCTTAATTTTTCCGGCAATTCAGCCATCCAAAGGCACTGCAACCGCCCCCAAAAAAAATACGATTACGAGACTCTTCAATGCCATATGTCACCGCTTTACCGCTGCCCTCTTCATTAGAAACCCAAAAACCCCTCTGGATGTCAGCTCGACCAATTGAGTCATGCGCCAACCAGTGCGTGTCACTGTAGCCGTAGATCAAAATGCAATACGTAAATCCTCGTGGTCTCTCAGGTGTCCCTTTAATTACCAGCCCTACAGGGATGCTAAGGCCTTGATCAATCGTTTCTTTAATGTCGCTTTCATCTAAATCTCTGACGAACTTCATGGGAACACCCATCTCGCGCAAGATATCAAGGTGTGTGGTGGCTTTTGAAGAATCGCCATAGTTGTCAACCCTACTTACATACTCTTCATAAGTGTCATTATTAAAGAGTTTCTGTTGAAGGAGACACGCTCCTAAGGTGCAGGATAAGGATTTTGCAGAATCAGTCACTCCGTTGTACGGATGGTGTATGTAAGGAGTGTCTGGCAAAAATCGAAAACCTCCTGACTCCAGATATGGAGGAACTGACGTTGGTATGTTGCTATCGATCCAGTCCTGATTTTTAATCCACCAGGGGCCAATCACTGTCTTTATCTTTGTATAACCTTCTGAAGTATTGAGAATAAAGCAATTCTTTAGATGCCTGTCCTTAAGAACAAGAGCATATTGGTCTGGTGCCAAATCCTCAGTACGCCTCGGCTCCTCTAGAAGCTCTGTATTACTGATCGAGATTAGGTCAATAGAAGCACCTGGCCGACCTAAAATCATTTAGCTGGAGGTGTCTGATCCTTTGACTCAATTGTAAACTTTTTTTCAGTTTTTTTGGTATCTTTATCATCTTTTCTAGAGACTCCATACACAGCCAAGACTGAAGTCACCAAGGATGAAATGAACGCTGCATCAATCTTTGCATAACCCATGTAGCTTGCAGTCAACATTGCAAGAGCCCAAGAAAGGACGCCAGCAGGGACAAGAGTCGCCAAAAGATCCTTAAAAGAGAACTGTGAGTCATCATCTTTCATCTCAACATTTTATACTGAATGTGCTCCTACTAAGATCAATATACAAACTAGGTTTTTTTATGTGGAGGCTGCTTGTAATTATCGCTTTTGCGGGAGCACCTGCTTACGCTGATATTACCCATAAACTACAGAGCTCAGTCCAGCTGACTGTTGACGCCGCCGCAACGAACGCAATGAGGCTAGGCTCCTCGTTTTCCGTCAGCGGCAATGGTGTAGATACTACTGATGGCACAACTGCAAATACTATCTCAGCCGGAACAATAACTCAAGGTGTATATGCGCCAGGAACTATCTCTGTTACGCAAGATACGCCTGGTAGTGCGTTCTCTTTTAGTCAGTCCTATATCGCAGGGGATGCAGTTCCAAGCTCTGCTTCAACCGTAGGAGCTGTACCAAACTTCTCCAGTGTGACAAGCACGTCAGCTGGGACAGCAGGCAGCTTGGCTGGCACCATCACATCTGCAGGTGCAGTCTCTGTGACCGCAGGTGGAGCTGGAACAACTGCTACAGGACAACACGTAAGTGAAATCACTGTCCGATAGATGGACCGTTTACATGAGGGAATTGCTCTAGGTTTTACCCTAGGACTACTTCATGGATTAGTGCAGCCTGGCTACTCAGTGCCTGTTGTACCTAACTTCACGCAAGGCAGTTTGACCCAAAAAACAGAAACAACTTCTGTCGTGACTGAAGTTATAAATTCTATGGATTACAACACGGGCTACCAATACTCCGTGACCGGCACTAATATAAAGAACACAGGGAACAGTATTGCGCCCTCCACAACTGCTGGAAATAGCAATACTCTTAACGGCGTTACCAGCACATGGACAACACTAGATGCTGCAAACAAGCCAAGCTGGTCAATAATCGACAACACCAAGGGATTTCAATTTACCGAGACGCTTCAGGCTCCTGGTTTGGCAAATCACACGATTGTAAACAGATCTACAGAGATAAGAAGCGTCACAGAAAGTACATCCATTTTCTCGCAATAGGGATAGCATCTTTGCTTGGGGCACCCTCATGGGCAGCTGATGTCGGAGGTGTCAGCGCCACTGCAAACCCAATTGCTAACAGCAGCGGAAGCGTAACTAATCAGGCTATTCAGGTACTTCAAGGACCTTATATCACTAATACTTATGGGGCCGGTATTCAATGCCAAGGGCCGACCCTTAATGTCACACCGTTTATGACACGGACTGGCTCATTTCAACAGCCTTTCGAAGACTATTACAACGACCCTGTCTATGACACCAGTGATTTAAATGACGACGGGGTACTCGACAACCCTGGGAAAGTTCTGTATTACAAGCCAGTAAGGACAGGCCAAAAAAATAATTTTAGCTGGAATGCTGGCCTCTCTGCAACGCTTTCTATACCTCTCGACGGAGGTCTTCAATCAAGGTGTAAGCGAGCTGCAAATGCACAGATTGCAATACAAGAACAAACCTTGGCCAATCGAAGGCTTGATTTTGAAATTGCGCGTCTTAAAAATTGTGGCGTATTAGCTAAGCAAGGTATAACGTTTCGTCCTGGCTCACAGTTTGCAAAAATATGTGCGGACATTGTGGTAAAAATGCCCAATGAAACTGTGTCTCCTCATGTGCACCCTATTTCTTTAACGACCGTCTTAGAGCCAGAAGAGCACGATTCCGGTCCCGCTGAGCAAGGACACGCTCACGGACTGACTCAACCTTTGTCTTCTTCCCAAGTACGTCAAACAGTTTCTTCTGGGTCTTCTTCACAACAGGCTTCACCAGCTTTAGAAGCAAGTCGGCAAGCGGCTTTGCTAGGAGGGCCGCTGAAGTCGCAACAATAGCGATCGAAGCTGTTGTGGTTACCTGCTGCGGTGTAGGCAGGAAGTCGATCAGGGTTGCCTTTGGCTCCACTGGTTGAGTCGTAACATTTTCTAAAACTGGTTCAACAGGCTCTGCAGGCGGTTCCTGAGTACTCTGTGTAATCGGTGGATTTGGCTTAGGTAAGTTCGTCGGTAACTCTGGAGTAGCAGGAACTTCTGGGGGCTGCGGTTTATAAGCTGGAGCAGGTGTCTCTACGGTATAAATTAAATCCTGTGGTGAGTAGTCAAGAGGAGTAAAAGATGGTGCATTCGAGTCGCAGTAAGTCTTGACACCATTCTGGTCATCCTTTTGAATCGAATTAGATCTATTTGATAAAGGATGTGACTCTACACATCCGGGCATTAAAACAATCGGTGTTCCGATATTGACAGTAACAGGCACCTCAATTGTGTTCACAACAGGAGGAAGCACCGTCCAAGAATGAACCTGAACGGTGTTGATTTTATTGATACCTATGTCAGGTATCTCAGGCATCACCTCATTGGGATAGCTGGTCCGGTCTGTTTAGGAAAAACTTTCAGCTGACTTTGATGCTGAGAAGTCATCTCCGGTTTTATTTTATCGGAAAACATGGAGTCCATGTTGCCGGTCAAGTCTTTTGTCTGCACACTAAGTTGGCTTGTTAGCTGGCCGCCGATGCTATCCATCAACGCCTCCTTTTGCTCTTCGATGATCGCGTCTTTATTTAAGTAGACGTAACCGATCAGCAGATTGGGAAAAAGCGCAAGTACTGTGATTGCCAGCCTAAAAATTAAAGTCACCAAGGTACACCGCTGAGTTTTGTTGGAGAAATTTTTTCTGTGAGTGCGGCTTCAAGAGCGTTTTCAATGTCAGTAACTTTATCGGCGCCACCGATAGCGTTTTGCACCCAACCAATTATCGTTTCCTCATTCAAAGAGTCATAAGCGATAAGCTCACCTTCAGGGCGCTCGACACCGACACTACCGTAAGCACCTTGAGAATAAGCTTGACCTTCAGAATCCAAGGTGTCACTGACAGCACTTACAGAATAGTGAACGTTATAAACATATCCATCTGAAACCTCTCTATCGAGTGTATTGATGGACCAAGTAGTGGTGATAGCCATGTGATAAAAACGCCTTTACAAATTATAAATCAAAACT